CCGACGACGATCTACCGTTCTGATGCGCTGCGAATACCAGAAGTGTCGGGCGGTGCTAGTGGAGCGGATTGACCGACTGGGGCGGGTGACGTACACCTGCCCCGGTTGCGCCCGCCGCAAGGCTGGCATCTGCGCCGGATGCCCGGCCCCGGTGGCCGGGAAGGCGCACAACGCCAAGTGGTGCGCGAGGTGTCTGGTCATCCAGCATCAGCGATACTGCGCGAAGTACCGGAAGCGCGACGTCGAGGCGTATAACAAGAACGCGGCCCGGCGGGCGCGGGAACGGCGGGCGAAGATCAAGGCGACCCAACCCCAGCGGCCCTGGCGGGAGATTGTGGCGGAGCGGACGGCCAGCCGGAACGCGAGCGTGACCCCGGCCCAACGTTCGGCCATCGCCAAGAAGGCAGGCGCGGCCCGCTGGCGGCGATACTATCAGCGGCAGATGTTGGCGAAGATGCGGCAGGAATCCACCACCCTCTCATCGGAGGCGTCACGAGATGCGTGACATCGAAGCACGAATCGGCATCGAACCGCTGGACGAACTGCTGGACCTCCGCGGCAAGCTGGTCGCGCAGGCCGCGAGTCTGTACGCCCTCTACGGCCCGTTCGGGACCGCGGAGCACCGCCGGAAGGTCTCGCTGGCGATGGCCGAGCTACAGGTCCGACGCGATCTGACGGACTCCGGCGAGAAGGCGACCGAGGGGAAGGTCGAGGCGATGAGCCGGACGCACCCGACGTACCTCACCTTCCTCGACACCCTCGAGGCGGGCCGGGCCGAATGGCTGATGACCGAGAACGCCATCCAGTCCATCACCGACCGCATCACCCGCGGCAACACCCTGTCGCGCTACGTCGCCTCGGAGCCCCGCTAATGGACGAGACCGAGATGTACCTCTACCGCAAGCGGCTGGCGCTGGATTTCGGCCTCTTTGCTGCCGAGCAACACAATGCGCGGACCACGGACCCGGAGACGAGTCACAAAGCCGACCGCGCCAACGCCCCGCGACGAGCCTCGCAAGCAACGCGGATTCTTCGCGCCTATCTTGACGGCCCGCAGACGGACGAACAAGCCAGCGAGATCGCCGGAGTGCCGAACGGGTGGAAGCGGTGTTCCGATCTCCGACGGCTTGGCTATATCATCCCCACGGGGGAAACCGCCGTCACGAGCTATGGCGTCGAGGCGAATGTCTGTCGCATCACGGACCTCGGTCGGGAGGTGGCGCGTGGCCGATAATGACAATTGGGAGAACACCGGCATCGACGACTTCGCTCGCCGACAGGCCGAGGTCTGCCGCCTCTGCGGGGACGATACCGACGAAGACGACACCCCCATCTGCGCGGCCTGCCGCGCCCAACCTGCGAGAATCAGCGATGCCGATTGATGAGTCGAGGTGGCAGACCTCGTGGGAATGGTACGAGGTTCGTGACGCCAAGAATACGGGAGCAGAGTACGATACCTTCCGCGAGGCGTTGCAAGAGATGAGCGAGCATTGGCAGGTCAAGTACCCGGAGTTCGGCCCCTACCGCATCGTCAAGTGTCAGCGTCGGGAGATGTCGCTGGCGTTGACAGATGAAGATATGGCTCGTGATTGGCGCAACGAGTTGGTGTCCGAGAACCTGCGGCTCCGCGCCAAGATTCGCGCTTTGACGTGCAAGCAATGTGGCGGGACTGGGCGAAAGGAGGTTGGATACCACGAAACGATTACGGGCGAGTTTGTGACGGACTACGCCGACTGTCACCACGGAGCGACGGATGCCGATTGATGAGATTGAGGCCAAGCTGGCCGAGCGCACCTGGCAGGAGAAGGTCTCTTCGCGGCTCGTGCCGGTGCCGATGGACCTGACCACGCAGCACCTCGGGAACCGCGTCATCTCGCGGTTCTATCCCGAGCATTGGGCGAAGGTGCAGCTCGCCCGCCACACCGCCGAGCGATACGGGAGGCCAGAATGAAGCGCGACGGAATGTTCACCAGCTACCGCGGCGTCACGATGCAACAGCGGGCCGAGGTCGCCACGACCTTTCGCGCCCTCTTCACCGACATCCGACCGCGGCGGGTGCTCGAGATCGGGACTGCCGACGGCGGCTTGACGCTCCTCCTCCGCGACCTGCTGGACGAGCTGGTCGGGGCCGACGTGCCGCTCTGGACGGTGGACCACAGCGGGGTCGAGCGGCCCCACCTGGCGCACCCCGCCCTTCACCAGCTCACCGCGGACACCTTCGCCGTCCGGCACCACCTCGTCGAGTTCATCGGCGAGGCCGGGCCGTCGGTCGTGCTTTGCGACGGGGGCGACAAGGCGCGGGAGTTCACCACGTTCGCGCCCGCGCTCAAGCCGGGGGATGTCATCATGGCCCACGACTACTCGCCGACGTATGCGTTCTTTAACTACATGATGCGCGGTCAGGTCTGGGACTGGCTCGAGATTACGGACGAGACGGTCGCGTCGGTGAGCGAGGCGCACGGGCTCACCCCGTATCATCAGGACGACTGGCAGCAGGTCGCATGGGCTTGCCGGAGGAAAGCGTGAAGCGCACCCCCTTGAAGCGCAAGACCAAGCTGACCAGCAAGGCGAAGCCCAAGGCCAAGAAGCGCACCCCCGCGGACTTCGCCCGCGTGTACGGGTCGCTCCAGCGGGTCGCGTGGATCGCCGCCCAGCCCTGCGTCGCCTGCGGTCGCGGGCCGTGCGAGACCGCGCACATCAAGTCTGGCGGCATGGGCCGGAAGGCTGACTACACCGAGACCGTGCCTCTCTGCGGGCCGTGTCACCGCCTGCAACACGCGAAGGGCTGGGGGGCGCTCGGCTTCCCGGTCTCCAAGCTCGGCTACCTGGCCTACGTCACCCAGTTCAAGTACGCCCTGACCCGAGGGACCGGTGACGATTGACCTCTGGTTGCCGGAACCGCCGAGCGCGAATCGCTACTGGCGCATCGGCAACGGCCACGCCTACCTCTCCGCGGAGGCCAAGGCGTACAAGGCGCACCTAGCGGCAATCGCCCACGCGGTCACCAAGGGCCGCATCGCCTTCCCATCTGGCAAGCCCATCGCGGTCACGCTAGTTTGGTATCGCTCGGCCCGTCGCGGCGACTTGGACAACCGCGCCAAGGTCGCGCTGGATGCGTTGAACGGGATTGTCTGGGACGACGACGCGCAGGTCGTTGAGTTGCATTTGTACCGGCAGGACCGCCCCAAAGACGGGGCCTTACATCTCACCGTAGAGGATCGCACCGTATGACCGACGTGACCATCGTCACCCCCGACGTATCGACCGGCTGGCTCACCGTGACCGAGGCCGCGAAGGTGCTCGGCGTGAGCCGTCAGCGTATCCACCAGCGCATCAAGAGCGGCACCATCGAGGCCCGTCAGGAGCCGTCAAGCCGCACGAAGACGGGGTTTTTCTGGGCCGTCCGGGTGGCCGCGACGCCGTAAGTGACGTACTGACAAGGGGATAGGTGGGGACTTGACAGGCGTATAGGGGCGGTGTATTCTTCACGGGTCGGCAATGACGCCGACCTCCCATCGGAGACCGAGATGACCAGCACCGAGATTTGCGCCAAGTACGAGACCAGCTTGACCGCCTTCGCCGAGATGTGCGGCGTCGATACGCGCTCCGCGCAGTATTTCGTCGAGCAAGTCTATCGCGGGATGCAGCAGGGGTTGACGCTTGAGGCCGCGGTGGAGCACGGCCAGGCGGTCGTGACCGAGCTGACCAACCAGTTCCTCGCTGGCATCCAGCGTCGCCCGGAGGCCGCTCGCGATTTCGTTGCCTCGTGTCACGGCGATCTCGTGGCCGTGGCGCGGAGGGTTGCGTAATGACCCGTCAGCAACGTGTCGCGCAGGGCTTGGTCGCCAAGCACGGCCTCATCAAGGCCCGCCTCATCGCCGGATCGCGTGGGCATCGGCACCTCTGCATCGCCCCCGCGCTCGAGTGCCGCCCCGTCAGCGAGTCCGACGTCTTCAAATGGACCTTCTGGCATTGCGTCAGCGCGGCCCTGAACCAGATGGTCCGCGCCGAGGCCCACTAACCGATGCGCTGGCACCTCCTCGACGATGCCGGGCGGATCGTCCGCACGACGGACGCCCCCGACAAGCCGACCGCGGCCACGCGCCTTGGCCCCGGCCCCATCGTCTCCGATGCGTCCTATCGGGCCGCTCCCGCTCGCGCCATCCCGACGCCCGTCGTCAAGGGTCAGCGCAAGGGGAACGGCCACGCCTCGCTCCCGACCCTGCCCTCCGGCCACCTCTACACCGAGCAGGTCGCCAAGCTCATCGGCGTCTCGCGCCAGCGCCTGCTCTCGTATGCCAAGGGGCTCGGCCTGACCGCGACCCGGCAGACCTCAACCGCGGGGGCTCGGCTCCGCTACGTCTGGACGCCCGAGCAGGTCGCCGCGCTCACCGATCGCCACCGCTGGTATCACAGCCCGGAACGCCGCGCCGAGAGTGCCGCCAAGCGTCGCCGGTCCTATCTCCTCACTTGTTCCCACCGCTACGCCGCCCGCATCGCGGCACGGAGACTTCAATGGCAAGCCAAGCAGTCGTCACGCACGTCCTCGGCCTCGGCCTCGGCATCCTCGTCGGCATCCTAATGACGCACCGGGTCGACGCTGCCGACCTCGACGAGGCCCACAAGCGCGGCTACGACCTCGCGCAACTCGAGCAGGGGCTCGCATACAAGGCCCGAGGCCGGAAGGCGTGGGCGACCCGCCAGGCCCGCAAGAAGGCCGACGCGAAGGCCAAGTGATCCGGCGAGCCCTCGAGCTGGTCGCGACCATCGTCTTGCTCGGGGCGCTCCTCGCCGTCCTCGCCATCCTGTCAACCCTCACCACCCCTTTCACCACCCGGAGCCGCCGATGACCGGCAAAGGTGACACCCCGCGCCCGCTGTCCGTCCCGCCCGAGGTGCTCGAGGCGAACTGGCAGCAGACCTTCCCACCACCCCCACCGCCGCCGGAGACGCTCGGCGATCCCGAGGAGTAGATGCCAGCCGTCTCCGTCCTCATCGCCTCGCACCGGCCCCACCTGCTCCCCTACGCCCTCGAGTCCGTCTGGGCGCAGCGCGGCATCAGTCAGGCCGACATACAAGTCCTCGTCAACTACTGCCAAGACCCGGCCAACTTCCAGACCGCGTGGAACCGCTTGGCCCAAATCGCCACAGGCCGCTACCTCGTCATCTTGGGCGACGACGACACCCTCGAGCCGGACTATCTCGCCGCGGCAGTCGAGACCCTCGACGAGACCGGGGCCGACATCGCCCATAGCAACGTCCGGCTCGCCCACCGCTCCGGCCCGCACGTCACCGACCGCGACCGCTACTTCCCGCCCACGATCGTCACCCTGACCCAGATGGTCAGCGGCAACCGCATCTGGCAGAGCTCGGTCGTCCGCGCTGCCACCTGGCACATGGTCGGCGGCTACGATATGACCCTCGAGTACGTCCACGACTGGGACTTCTGGGTCCGCGTCTTCAAGTCCGGCGGCACCGCGGTCCACCTCCCGATGCTGGGCTGGACGCACTACACGCACGACGGCCACCGCGTCACCACGTCCAGCAACCACGAGCAAGCGAAGGCCGCGCTCTACGCCAAGCACCCCGACCTGCTCTTCAACCCGCAGGCGTGACAAGTTGACGCCCGTCCATTCTGTCCTAGATTAGGTACACATATGGCACGACCGAAAGGGATGCCCAAGACCGGGGGCCGCAAGAAGGGCACCCCCAACAAGGCCACCAAGACCGTGCGCGAGGCGTGGATTGAGGCGTTCGCGCTCGTCAACGAGCAGATCCCGCTCCACGAGTGGGGGGCCGCGAACCCCGAGAAGTTCTACCCGCTCGCCACCAAGCTGATTCCCATCGACGTGACCAGCGGCGACAAGCCCATCGCCCCGTCCGCGATTCGCGTCGAACTCATCGCCCCCTCCATCGAAGAAGGGTGACCGCGCTCTCGGTCCCTACGCCCAAGGCGTTCGGGTTCCTCTACACGCCGACGCTTGGGCAGTTGCGCTACCGCGTGGCCTACGGGGGCCGTGGCTCGGCGAAGTCGTGGCAATACGCCCGCGCCCTGCTCATCCACGGGCTCTCCACCCCGCTGCGTATCCTCTGCGCCCGCGAGTATCAAGCGAGCATCCGCGACTCGGTGCATCGCGTCCTCGCGGACCAGATCGACCTCCTCGGACTTTCCGGCTTCTACACCATCCAAGAGTCGGCCATCTTGGGTGCCAACGGGACCGAGTTCCTGTTCAAGGGGTTGCGGCGAGACATCGCGCAAATCAAATCGACGGAAGGCATCGACCTCTGCTGGGTCGAGGAGGCCGAGGCCGTCTCCGACCATAGCTGGCGCACCCTCGTGCCCACAATCCGCAAGCCGGGCTCCGAGATCTGGGTGACGTTCAACCCCGCGCTTGAGTCTGACCCCACCTATCAGCGGTTCGTCAAGTCGCCCCCCGAGCGGTCGGTCGTCCGGCTGGTTAGCTACCTTGACAACCCGTGGTTCCCCGCGGTGCTGAAGGAGGAGGCCGACGCCCTGCTCAAGGCCGACCCCGAGGCCCACGCGCACGTCTGGGGCGGGAAGCCGTGGGCGCGGTCGGACGCGCAGGTGCTTGCTGGCAAGTGGCGGGTCGCCGAGTTCACGCCTGGCGAGGGCTGGCAGGGTCCGTACTTCGGCGCGGACTGGGGTTTCGCGCACGACCCGACGACCCTCGTTAAGCTCTGGCTCCACGACGGGCGGCTCTACGTCGAGTATGACGTGGGCGGGGTCCAGCTTGACAGCGATGCGACGGCTCGCGTGTTCGACACCATCCCCGACGTCCGGCAGTACGTCATCCGAGCGGACGCGGCCCGGCCCGAGACCATCGCCGAGATGCGGAAGCGGGGGTTCCGATGCGAGGCCGCGCCCAAGTGGTCCGGCTCGGTGCAAGACGGCATCCAGCACCTCCGCACCTATACCGACATCGTGATCCACCCGCGGTGCAAGCGAGCCATTGAGGAAGCTCGGCTCTGGCGATACAAGACCGACCCGCGCACCGAGGAAGTCCTACCGGCCTTGCACCCCGGCAACGACCACGTGTGGGACGCCGTGCGGTACGCCTTGGCTCCGCTCATCAAGAAGGGGCCGAGCGTGTTCGTGGTCTAACGTGGTGAGGCTTGCGCCCTTGCTTGCTTTCGCGTAAGGTTGAAGGTGGCGACTCCCACCCCTTCACCCACGGGGCGCACGTTTGTCTATTCCTGACCGTGAACCATTCCTGCGCCGCGTGAGCTCTGCGCTCCGCGTGTTGCGCGGTGAGCCGGGCGAGTCCCGCGCCATCATTCCGCAGACCTACCCCAACCTCCCGAACGGCCAGCAACAGATGACGCTGGTGCGAACGGCGAACCCCGGCGAGTACCGCTACGACGGCTCGACGATCCGCAAGCAGGGGTTCAACAAGCACCCGGTCGTCCACGCCTGCATCCGCGTTATCGCGGACGTCATCGGCTCGGTCCCGCTCGTCGTGCTGAAGGAGCGCGGCAACTATGAGAGCCGCGTCGGTGAGGCCCACCCGCTTCAGCAGTTGCTCGATATGCCCGGCCCGCGGTTCACGGCGCGGCAGTTCCGCACCCGGTTCGCGGTCGACTTCCTCGGCTACGGGAACGCCTTCTTCCAGATGGAGCGCACGGCACCCGGTCGCGCCCCGACGGGACTCCGCGCCATCAACCCCGAGTCGGTGCAGCAGGTCTGGATCGACACCGAGGGCGACCCGCGGCGCTACGACTACGCGAACTGGGCGGGCATCATCGTCAACGTCCCGGTCGAGGACATCCTCCACTTCCGCGACCTCGAGATGGGTCGCCCGTTCGAGGCCGACGTGTTCGGCTACCCCCGTGGGGCGACGGCCATCGGGTCCATCACCGCGGACAACGAGGCGACGCAGTACGTCCGCCAGGTGGTCACGAACGACGGGACGCCGACCTTCGCCGTGCTGATGGCCGACGAGGCGACGACCGAGGACGCTACCGCGATGCAGGACCGGTATCGCGCTCGTGTGGTGGACCGCGGCAAGCGGGGGACGCCTGCCTTCTTCGGGGCGGTGAAGGACATCAAGCCGCTCGGGTTTACGCTCTCCGACTTGGAGTTCCCGGACCTCCGGCGCGTCTCGCGTGAGGACATCTGCGCTGCGTTCGGGGTTGACCCGCGGATGATTGGCATCGCGTCGGCGTCCAGCGATGCGGGGCTCTCGGGCGTTCAGTACGTCGAGGCCCGCTCGCGGCTGGTGCAGCACACCATCGAGCCGATGTTCGCCGCGCTTGAGGACGAGCTGAACCACTGGCTCGCGCCGGAGTTCGGTGACGTCTGGGTGAGCTACGACCACGACGTCCTCCGCGATCTCGTCGAGGACGATAACACCACGTCGACGCGCATCCGGGCCGAGTTCCTCGAGGGGTTGCGGACGTGGGAGGAAAGCCGCTCGGCGCTCAAGCTGTCGCCGTTGCCGATGCCGACCGATAGCATCCTGAAGACCGCGGGCCGTGACCTGATTCCCGCCGCGGTCGCGGTGATTGACCCGTCGACCATCCTCGACCAGCCGCCCGCGACGGACAACGAGCCGCCTGCCGGTGGTCAGCCAACGCCCGCCGAGGATATGGAGGCCGAAGGCGAGGAGCCGGAGGAAGCCGAAGACCTCGAGGAAGAGGGCGAGGACGAGGCCGACGACGAGGACGAGGTTGAGGAGGAGGTCGAGGCGTCACGCGCCGAGCCGGTGACCAACTTCCCCGAGGACGGGGACGACAAGAAGGTGACGCTCCGCAACTCGAACCACGCGCTCTTCCCGGTCGGTGAGGCCGAAGACCTGAAGGAGAACTGGCCTGCCATCTGGTCGAAGGGCGGCAACGTCAAGGGGAACGAGCAGTTCCGCAAGCTCGCGCCGATTGCCAAGCGGGGCGGGGTGCCCGATGGGGAGGCCGAGGAGAACGCCATCCGGTTGCGCGAGGCGTGGGTCGCTCGGCACAAGGGCGACTTCCAACTCGCCGGGGTCGTGGCGCAAATCAAGTGGCTCGCCGTCGGCGACCGCGGGCTCGACCATATGCGGAAGGTCATCCGCGAGGCGAAGGACGCGCTCGAGGAGAAGTCCGAGGGGATGCCGGTCGAGCCGATGCCCGAGCCCGACGAGGCGATGAGCCGCAAGCGCGGCCTTTGGGAGCGGGCGATGCAGGAACTCGATCGCACCGAGCAGACCTATAAGGCGACCGCGGAGGCGCTGTTCCGCGCCGAGCGGCCCAAGGTCACCAAGTCCATCGCCAGCGCGGGAGACTTCGCAACCGCCCGAGCCCGCGTCCGCGAGGCGTACAGCGCGACCGGCGACCTCGAGGAGAACTGGCGCGAGGGCTTCACCCCGCTGGTCTCCAAGTCGTATGCGTTTGGCGCGACCGAGGTGGCGGGCAGCGGGGCCGACCTGAAGGCCGACGTGCAGGAGGCGGGCCTGGCGGGCCGCTCGGTGGCGTCGGTTCGTGAGGCCATCCGCAAGCGCACCGCCCGGCTGGCGGGGCTGATTGGGGACACCACCGCCCGCGAGGTCTTGGCCGTCATCGAGGCGTCGGAGCGGGCCGGGCTGACGGTCGAGGAGACCTCCCGCCTCGTGGGCCGGGCCGTTTATGGCGAGGAGCGGGTCGACGCCCGCTCGACGATGATTGCCCGCACCGAGTCCGCGGGGGCGCTGTCGCAGGGCTCGTGGGATCAGGCGAAGGAGATGGGCGACCTCTACCGGACGAAGGAGTGGCTCGCGTTCTCGGACGCCGAGACCCGTGAGACGCACACGGCCTGTATGGCCGAGGGGCCGGTGCCGATTGACCAGCCGTTCTCGAATGGGCTGATGTATCCGCTCGACCCGAGTGGTCCAGCGGACGAGGTGATCAACTGCCGGTGTGTGCTGGCGTATACTACCGAATAAGGGACCGCGGATGACTAAGACCCCACGCTCTACCCTCTGGCACCTGACCGACGCGACCCTCGAGGTCCGCGCCGAGTCCGACCTGCCGCCTGGCATCGCGGGCCGCGTCTCTGGCGTGGCCCTGACCTACGAGGTCGTCGACTCCTACGGGACGATGTTCTCGCGCAAGTGCGCGAAGCGGTCTATCGACGGGCGGGTGTCCGCTCGCAAGGTGCCGCTGCTGATGGATCACGAGCGCACGTCGAAGGCGCACGTCGGGGTCGTGACCTCGATGAGTGACGCCGGGGACGCGCTGGTGATGACCGCCGACGTGTTTGATACTGCCGAGGGCCGGGCCGCGCTCGAGTACGTCAAGGCCGTCCTCGCCTCGGGGGCCTCGACGGGGTTCAGCATCGGGTTCATCCCGCGGACGTCGGAGATGGTGACGGTGAACGGCAAGCCGGTCGAGCGGTTCACCGAGATCGAGTTGCGCGAAGTCTCTATCACGCCGATGCCCGCGGTGCCGGGTGCCGAGGTCGCCTCGGCCCGGAACGAGGGGTCGGACGCTGTTGTCGAGGAGGTCGTCGCCGAGCGCACGGACGCCGACCTGCTCACGCTTGCCGCTCGCGTTGCCTTGGATGCGCTGACCGAGGAACAACGTCACGCGGTGCTGGTCCGCTACCTGCCGGAGACGCGCTCCGAGACGGCTCCCCCGGTCGCCCCTGTGGTGACCGAGACGCCCACCTCGACCGCGGCATCGGTCCGGTATGCCACGCTCGACGATCGCATCAAAGCGGTGCGGTCGACATTCGTCACGACTTACTAGGAATCGAACCATGAAGAACACGCTGGTCACCAAGAACCGCGCTGCGAACGAGCTGCGCGAGAAGGCCCACGCGATGCGGGCCGAGCTGCTCAACCCCGAGGCGAGCTTCACCGCCGAGGAAGTGGAGAAGCGGATGGCCGACATCAAGGCCACCGAGATGCGGGCGCAGGCCGCTGCCGAGTTCACCGCCGACGCCGAGATTGCGCGCCAGGGGGGCGACGAGGGGCTGGTCCGCGTTGATGCCAACGGCGAGAAGGCCGGGTTCAACGGGATGCAGGAGGCGCAGGACGAGGTGCGTCGCGAGCTCCGCAAGGGCTTCAAGAACATGGGCGCGTATCTCCGCGCCGTGAGCAAGGGCCCGAGCAACGCGAGCGAGGCCGAGGCGCTCAAGCGTGTCGACCTGATGACCCGCACCATCACGGGCTCCACCAACGGCGGCGAGTACCTCCTCCCGCTGACGCAGGTGCCGGAGATCTTCTCGACGAGCAACACGCAGTCGGGGCTCTTCCAGGTCGCCCGCCGCTATAACGTGCCGGGGCGTTCGCTCCGTATCCCGTACCTGATTCAGGACGAGGGCACGACCACGCTCAACCGCCCGATGGCCGGTAAGATTGCCAACGTGACCATCGTCGGCGAGGGCTCGACCAAGCCGAGCCGCGAGCCATCGTTCGGTCAGCGGGTGCTCACGATGTACAAGTACGCCGCGGTGACGGAGTTCGGCGACGAGCTCCTCGGCGACGACTTCACCGGCGAGCTGCCGTCCGAGGTCACGCAGGCCGTGGGCGGGCAGATTATCAATAAGATCAACGAAGACATCACCATCGACGGGTCCGGCTCCTCGGCCCCGCTGGGCGCGTTCAACACGAACAACGCCTCAATCATCAAGGTCGCCCGTGCGACCGCTACCGACTTCACCGCGGCGGATGCGTTCAAGATGTACGAGCGCCATACGCACGGCCCGAACTCGTGCTGGATGATTTCGCGTCGCGTCCTCGCGAAGCTCTTCGCGATGCAGACGACCAATAACACGATGGTCACGTTCCTCCCGAACCTGCGCGAGAAGGCCCCGCTCCAGCTCCTCGGCCTCCCGGTCGTGGTGACGGACCTCCTTCCGACGCTCGGGACGGAGGGCGATGTCGTCCTCGTGAACGGCGACTTCTACGCGATGGGCCTGCGTCAGGCGCTCACCGTCGAGTCGTCAATCCACTACAAGTTCGTCGAGGACATCACGACCTACCGGTTCGTCGCTCGCGCCGGTGGCATTCCGCTCCCGACCTCGACCTACGCCTACAAGATCGACGGCTCGGGGAACAAGGTCGACGAGCACAGCCCGTTCGTGGTGCTGGATGAGCCTGCCTCGTAAGGCACGGCGCTCGAAGCAGTCACAGCCGGAGGGGGCCACCGCCCCCTTCGCGCTGGACGCTCCGGCTCCCGTCGAGACGGAGACGCGGGTGCTGGTGCGGACGAACTGCACCCTCGCGGGCGTCAAGCGCAAGCAGGGCGAATGGATTCTCGTCCCGTCCGAGGCGGTGCCCGGATGGGAAGCGGGTGGGTTGGTCGCGTCGCAGGCGACCATCGACCGGCTCTGGGATGCGGCGGGCCGCGTCCTCTCGCCGTCGGTGGTGCCGAGTCAGCACGAGGCGATGCCCTACGACCCGTCCGCGCTCAAGGTGCTCCAGGTGACCGCGTACGATCCCGGCTCCTCGGTCTATCGGTATCACTCCGCGGCGAACGCGGTGCCGGGCGTGGTCTCGGCGTTCGTGCGGTACGGGCATAGCAACCCGCATTGCGACCTCCGGCAATGGGATGTCGACACCGACGCGGCGACGGTCGAGCTGCTGTATCTGACCGCCGACGTCGTGCATAGCCATATGGACTACTACGTCCTGCGGAACATCCTGCGCCAGGGGACGCGACCGGGGCTGATCCAGTCGCTGACCTATCACGGCTCGGTGGACCCCGCGAACCCCGCGGGCTCGATTCGCGTGAACGAGGCCGGGAACGACGACCGGATGGACGCGGTGGTCTTCGGGGCGCGGCCCTATCACCACCGGTTCAAGGTCAAGCATTGGCTGCCGATTCCGATGCCGGTCGCGGACTATCAAGCGGTGCGGAAGGACGAGGCCCCCGGCCCGCGCAAGGGGCGCAAGTTCCGGGTCGCCCATTCGCCGACGCGCCGGTCTATCAAGGGGACCGCGGAGTTCTTGCGGGCCTGCGAGTACCTGACGATGCATCAGGGCATCGAGGTCGAGCCGGTGCTCATCGAGGGGCTCGAGCACGGCGCGGCGTTGCGGCTCAAGGCGTCCTGCGATGCGGTCTTTGACAGCTTCTGGCTGGGGATGCAGGGGTCCGGGCTGGAGGGTGGCGCGATGGGGATGCCGGTGCTGGCGGGCGATTCCGAGGCGCAGGCCGACCTCCTCAAGCTCGGCATCGAGGTGCCGTGGACGATTGCCAACGACGAGCAGGGCATCCGCGACCAGTTGGCGCGACTCGCGACGGATGCTAGGTTTTATCAGCAGGAGGCCGAGCGCGTTCACGCCTACGTCGTGGCTCATCACGACTACGCGGTCGTCGGTGCCAAGTATGCGACCATCTTGACCGAGGCAAAGCGGAATGGCCCTCCCTACCGTCAGTGACCTGAAGTCCTACCTCCGCATCGAGTCGAACGCGGAGAACACGCTCTTGACCGCGCTCCTCGCTCGGGCGACGGCGCAGCTTGAACTCTGGATGGACTGCCCCATCACGGCGGTCTCGCAGACCTACGTCGACCGGTGCGAGACGGACGCCGACGTGCCAGTCACGTCCCTCGTCTTTCCGCGTCGGCCCATTAGCGTGACCTCCATCGTCGACGTCGACGGCGTGACGATGCCGAGCACCGAGTACTGGACCGACGGCGCGGCGGGGATGATCTACGCCGAGACCGGGTACAGCTTCAGCAACCCCCGGTACACGGTCACCGCGCTCTGCGGCTTGTCGCTCTCCCAGCACTACACGGCGTGGGAGCCGATTCTCTCGCAATGCATCATCGACTTGGCCGCGGACCTGTACCAGAAGCGGACGCCGAACGCGGCGAGCGAGACCAGCGCCTCGACGACCATCACCTGGGACGTCTCGCGGGAGACCGCGGCGCGGGTGCTCAAGACCTTGCGGGCCTTGAAGCTGCCGGTGGCGGGCTAATGTATATCGCACCCGGCCTGCTGGACCAGCGGCTCGGCTTCTTCAGCCGGGGGGACGACGGGGCCGACGGCTTCCAGCGCCCCGTCTACACGAAGACGGGCGTCTATTGGGGGCGCGTCGATGCCACGGCGAACACCTTCACGGTGGCCGGGGCTCCGCAGGCGCATACGGACAGCCGGACAACCGCGGTCGCCACGGTCGCGGACTATGTGCCGGTCGACCCGTATGGGATCGTCAAGCTCGAGGGGGACGAGACCCTCTGGTTCGTGCGCGGGGTCTATGCGGTGCGGCAGATGGCCTGTCAGCAGGTGACGCTTGAGGCCATCGACCCCACGGCCTACGGGCAGTATATCTTGTACGATGCGGCAGACGTTTCGGACGGGGTGCATCTCGTCGCGACGTCGGCGTTCACCACCGGGTTTGACGAGGGCTTCGAGTAATGGCAGAGACCCCGAAGGTTCTATCCGCGCTCCTCGCGCAGTTGCCGGACAACACGTCGGGCGACATCAGCCCCGAGGACATCCGGGACGTGGTGGTCAGCCTGTTCCCGAGCCGGGGCCAGTTGGACCTCACGGCGTCGGCGGCGACCACGTTCGCGCTCACCGATACCTGGTACAAGCTGGCCGGGACGACGGCGCTGGACACCTCGCTCGGACAGGACGGGTTCTCGCAGTACGCGAACAACGAACTCCGAGCGACCAAGGCGGTCAATCAGGTGCTGCTTGTGACGGCCAACGTCGAGCTGGTCTGTGCGGCGAATAACAAGACCTACGGCCTGACGTTCGCCAAGAACGGGACGCCGCTGACCAACGTCCACATCTCGGCGGTCCTGTCGAGTTCGGGCGACGGCTACGGGTTCTCGCTCTCGACGCTGATCCCGACCGCGGCGAACGACATCATCTCGGTCTATGTGCGGAATGAGACGGACACCACGAGCGTCACGGCGACCAGCTTGACGCTCTCCGCGGTGGGCTTCATCCGATGATCGACGAGGAGTTCGTGTCGGGCCTCGACACCCGGCAGCTTTGCGGGCACGACGTTCGGCGTTCCGGCTTCTGGCCGACCGACCGCGCTCGCGCCGAGCGGTTCGTTGCCACCTACGGCGGGACGCTGGCCGCGGTGCCGGTGGGGGACGCGGCGATCGCGCTCCGCTGGGAGGCGGCGTCCGGGCAGGTGGTGACGGCGACCGGTCCCACGACCGCGATGGCGTTCGAGCGATTGACGCAGGCGATGACCCTCTAACCTTCCGACCCTTTACCCCCTCACGAGGATAGCACGATGGCTGCTGGCAAGTGGAAGCTGTACGATACCGCGAAGCTTTACATCGGTGACGGCACGACCGACCTGAACTCGCACACCTTTAAGATTGCGCTGTTCACGTCGTCGTCTGACGCGAACACGCTCACCGAGTCGACGTATGCGGGGCTGACCAACGAGGTCGCCAGCGGCACCGGCTATACCACTGGCGGCAACACGCTGTCCGGGGTGACGTGGACGCAGAGCAGCGGGACGGCGACGTTCGACGCGACGGACGCGACGTGGACGGCCTCGGGCGGGTCCATCACGGCCCGTTACGCGGTCATCTATGACGACACCTCGGCGTCGAAGGTGCTGATTTGCGTCTGCCTCCTCGACACCGCCCCGGCTGACGTGACTGTGACCAGCGGCAATACGCTCACGATCCAGTTCAACGCCTCGGGCATCTTCACGCTGTCTGGCGCGACGACTGACTAATGCCGTCCCAAACGCTGGTCACATATAAAACAATCGTCACTCCGACGATTACGCTCACCTCGCTGGCAAGCGGGGCGGGGCGTATCTGCGCGGTCGTGGATAACACCACGACTCGCGCACCAGCGGCACAGGTCTACCTCCGCGCCACGACGGGAGGCACGGCTCCAACAGCGAGTACGCCCATCAAGCTGTATCTGATTCGTCGGTCGAACGACGGGACGACGGACCTAGCAGACAGCAATCTCGGCACGGCAGACGCCGCGGTCGCGACCGAGCCGACGAACGCCGAGCAGGTCGGGAGTATCATCGTGACAAACGCCACAAACACGACCTACATCAAGTCCTTCCTCGTTTACGATCTCTCGGCGAAATATTCGTTCGTCGTCTGGAACGCGACGGGTCAGGCGCTCAATGCCACGGCGTCGAACTTCACGTTCCAGATTGTCCCGGTTGTGATGGAGGCGCAGTAAACGTGCCCGCCATCTCGAAATACCAGCAGACGATTTCGCGCACGGGGCTCACCGGTCTCAACGCGACGACGGGCTTCACGGTTTCGTGGTGGCATCGGTGGAATCACTCCATCAACCCGCTGTATCCGGCGCAGGGCAATGTATTCGCACACTTCAACCAAGGCACTGCTCGCAACGGATACGGCGTCGGGTTCCAGACCGACGGGCAGGTCAGCGTAGTGATTTACGGGTCGGCAGGATTGACGACCACGAACACCACGGGTAATGCGCTCGCAACCTCCGGGCGGTGGGCGCATTGCGCGGTGACGTTCAATGATGCCGACAACGCGGTGCTCGTGTATGTCAACGGCGAACTATTGACCCGAGGCACGAACACCCGCGACCTGACCTCGACCACGACGGGGCTGACGACAAGCATCGGAAACAGCATCTCCACGCTGCCGGAGTATCGGGGCGAGTTGTTTGACATTCAGGTTTTCCCAGATGTTGTTATTGACCCAAGCGACATTCATCACTTGATGAACCCGTTCGAGTCGGTGCCGGGATGCAAGGGCCGGTACTTCGGTGCGCAATCGACGCAGTACACGCTCAACGCCGCGGGCGGGGTTCGCGATGAAAGCGAAAGCGGCAACGACTTGACCATTACGGGGACCGCGCTGCCCACTGCCGCGGAACCGCCTTTCCGATTCACCATCGCCTAACCCAACAACCGATGATCACCATCACGAGCTATTACATCACGCCCGCTACGCAGACCGTTGCGGTCGAGTACGCCTATGTCATCGCCGACGAGGTGCAGGGCGTGAGCGTGCCGCGGACGGGGAACGAGCAGCTCTCCGAGACGAACGCCCCGCTCGACAAGCCGGACTGGACGGACGACGACCTCTGCGCGGCGCTGGCCACGCGGCTCGGGCGTCCGGTGTCTGACGTCGTGATGGCGCAGCCGGAGTAGGCTGACCGATGGCCCGCGGCAACTCCGGTATCAGGAACCGTGGGCCATTCAACGCCCAGCGATTTGTCGCGGCGTACCTCGCGCCGGTAGTCATCGCGACGGGGTTGGGTGAGGGGACGTATACGGGGTTCGTCCCGACCGTTGCGGTCACGAACAACATCGCGGTCGCCACCGAGACGGGGGCGGGCACCTATACAGGGCTGACGCCGACCGTCATCGCGGGGAACAACCAGAGCGCGAGCACCCAGACCGGGACGGGGACGTATACCGGCTTCGTGCCGACGTTGACCATCGAGGTCGATGTCGCGACGCAGACCGGGACGGGATCGTACACGGGCCTCGCGCCCACGCTGGTCACCCCGGTCGCCGTCCCCACGAGTACGGGGCAGGGCACCTATACCGGATTTGCGCCCGCGCTGTCGCTCCCGGTGGTCGCCTCGAGCCAGACGGGGACGGGCAGTTACACGGGCTTCGCGCCCACGATTACCGCCTCGGCCAGCGTGGCCACGCAGACGGGGACCGGCACCTACACCGGGCAAGCCCCCGCGGTGGTCACGACGGCGAACCAGTTTGTCGCCACGGCCACGGGTCTGGGGACGTACACGGGCTTCGCGCCGAGCTTGGCCGAGCCGATTACCGTCACGACCGCGCTGGGGCAGGGCACCTATACGGGCCAGTCTCCCGCGGTGGTGGTCGGCAACGCGGTCATCGTCCAGCCGGGGACGGGGGCCGGGAGCTATACGGGGTTCGCGCCGACCATCTTCTCGACGGTGGTCGTCTCGACGCAGACGGGGCAGGTCACGGCGACGGGCTTCGCCCCCGCGGCGATCGATGGGGTCCGGGCGGCGACCCAGACGGGGACCGGGACGTACACGGGGCTGGCTCCCGTTATCGCCACGACCGCGGTCACCCAGACCGGGCAGGCCACGCTCACGGGGTATGCGCCGACCATCGTCACGGGGGGCGCGGTCACGGTCCTGCCGGGGGTCGGGACGGGCACCTATACCGGACAGGCCCCCACCCTGCGCGAGGCCGTCAGGGTCCAGCCTGGCGTCGGCGCGGGGCTGTATACGGGGCAGACGCCCGCGGTGGTGGTCTCGGCCAACGTGGCGGTGGCGACCGGGGTGGGGGCTGGGACGTACACCGGGTTCGCGCCGGTGGTCCGGCTGCCGAAGGTGGCGGCCACGCAGACCGGGCAGGGGACGTATGCCGGGCTGGCTCCCGCGGTGGTGCTGGGCACGGTCATCCGTCCGGGGGTCGGGGCGGGGACGTACACGGGCTTCCGGCCCTCGATTGCTATTGCGCCGGTGGTCTTTGTGCGGGCGACGGGGCGCGACTTGTCCGCCCCGTATGGGCTGGTTGAGGATCGCTCGGGCGCGGAGGTCTGGGCGGTGGACGAGGGCGGGGTGGCGCGGCGGGTGCTTGAGGAGTCCGGGCCGCAGGTCGTGGCGCGGGACCGAGGCGCGAATGAGGTCACCGTGCTAGATTCTTCACAGGGACTAGTCTAGGGGCGACGATGGCAACGACCGCGACGAGCAAGCAGATCCACCCGAACAACGCCTACCTGGTGCGGCAGGCCTTGTCGAAGTACGACCCGACGACGAACACCTACATCGTCTGGACGGGGGCCGCGTCGGTCACGGCGGGGTTCTACGAGGACGCGCTCGGGGTGACGGCCATCGCAGGGCTCACGGGCTTGAATATGACCGAGAGCAGCGTCACGGGGACGTACTACTACGTCGTGCCGGGGACGTCGACGGCGGTCCTCGCGAGCTACGCGGGCGAGACCATCTATCAGATCGTGACGGGCGGGGTGCAGAGCGACCTCAAGGTCGTGACGCCGCTGGTCGTGACCGAGCCCCGGTACGCGCAATGAGCGTGAAAGTCCGCGACTTGTCGCCGGAGTTTCTGAAGCAGTATCGGGACGCCTCGCGGCTGGCGCTCGATGCGGCGGCGGCCTTGTACGAGGGCAATATCAAGAAGCGGATGATGCGCGGCTACTACACCTCGGGTGCGTTCCGTTCGACGGCGCAGATTGTCCAGCACGTCCAGCGCGAGGAGCCGATGTTCGGCGGCAACGGCTGGTACACCAAGGTCGGCGTCCCAGATGGGATTATGGCGAAGCCGAAATCGAAGAAGGCGCAGAAGAAGTTCTTCCGAAAGCTGGCGATGTCGACCAAGATGCCGTCGATGGTCGGGCAGATCGCGCTCGCGTGGGAGATGGGTCACCAGAATATCTTCACGCGTAAGTATGAGCGGGTCGAGATATTCAAGCCGGTCCTGCTGGATTCCTTGCAGGCGATGACGGCGACCTACAACCGCGTCCTGAACCGCTACCTCGAGCGCGGGAGACCCGTCCGATGACGCTGCCCAAGTACGTCGTCCCAGGTAGTACGCCGCTCCCGTCGACCGCCTCCACGGTTCAGCTCTACGCGACCCTGCGCCAGCAGTTGTTGGCGTATGAGTCCAGCCAGACCGAGATGCTGGAGGACTTCGTGGGGGATCGCGTGTGGGTGCGGGCCGCGCCGGACAACCCGGTCTTCCCGTACCTGACCCTTCGGCTCGACCGGACCAGTCTCTCGGCGTTCAACGGCTACCGGGAGACGGCGGTCCTCGAGGTGCAGGCGGTGGGCCGTCCCGACAGCCAGCTCCCGCTCGTGGAGTCGGCGATGGACATTGTGGATCAATGCCTCACCGGGCTGACGCTCTCGTCCTCTGGGCTCGTCGTGGGCCGGAGCCGGACGCGCCAGACCATCCCGCAGATGACCGACCCCGCGGATAGTGCGGTGGTCGGGGTTGTCAGTAACTTTGAGCTGTACCTCTGGCCGGTCGTCTTGACGGCCCGCGCCTAACCCGTTGTACCCTTCACCCCGGATGGACCTATGACCGCACCGCTGACAGGCTACACCTCCTCCTTTCCCCAAGACGTGCTGATGGACTCTGGCGTCCTGTACGTCGGCCCCGCGGGTTCGACCGCCGTGTTCGGGGCGTTCGCTGGGGGGCTCAAGTTTGACCCCGGCCTCACCTACCGCAACATCGACTTCGACGGCAAGCGGTCGCCGGTCAAGCTGCTCGACCGCAAGATGATGCAGATGCCGAAGATCACGGGCACGGTCATCCAGCTCTCGACGACCAACGTCGGCCAGGTCGAGCCGGGGGCCACGGTCGCGACGACGGGCGCGTGGACGGCCTCGACCTCGTACGCGCCGAAGCGGGCTGCTGGCCTGCTCATCGCGGGCGACTACCTCTCCGACGTTCGGGCCATCTGGCTCCGCGGCAACGGGTCGTTCGTGCAGGTGCGGTTCCCCTCCGCGCTTTGCATCAAGTACGACGTCACCTCGCAGGACGGGGCCGAGGTTGCCATCGCGCTGGAGATTGAGGCCCGCCTCGACCCGGCGCTTTCCGGCTTCACCAACACGGGTGACGCGCCGTACCGCATCGAATACATCGCGAGCGTCTGATGCCTCTCCTCGATCTTGACGCCCTGACGAACCCGAACCGCCTGCCGCGTGTCAAGCTGTTCGGGCGCGAGATTGTGGTGAAGCCGCTGACCGGAGCCTCTGCCCACCGGATTGCCTCGGTGCAGTCGGTGGAGGACTCCGGCGAGTCGATGCTCGGAGCCCTGCTGGACGTGGTGCGGTCATCCTGCCCGGACCTGACCGAGAAGGAAGTGACGCAACTCTCGGTCGATCAGGTGGCGGCGCTGGTGCAGTTGAGCCGCGGACAGGTGGCCGAGGTGGAGTCGATGCTTGAGGCGCAAGCGGAAAAAAACTGACGGACGCAACCGGGGCTGAACCCTCGGTCTCGGTTGCGTGGTCGGTGGAGCAGTACATCCGGCGCGTGGTGGTGGAGACGGCCACGCGAACGGGCCGCGGGGTGGGTGAGGTGGCGCAGGAGAGCTTCGCCCTGACCCTCTGGACGTGGGCCGAGTTGCGGGTAATGGAGCGGGAGCAAGCGGTGACGCGGTTGGGGGATCGGACGGACCTCGCGGGCTTGGTGGCCGTGGCGTTCCATCAGCCGCAGGACTTGCAGAAGATGGAGATGCGATACCTGAAGGCGGCGGGTCGGTTGTCGCAGATGTTTGAGGATACGCGGGAACGGATGGCGCACCTGGCCGACCGGATGCAGCAGGCAGTCGCACGGGCGGCAGAGGCCCAACCCCAGCCGGAGTAAGCGATGCGGGTTTTCAGCGTCGAGATGCTAGTGAAGGAGGAGGGGGCGGCGGTCGTCGAGGCCGCCCTCAAGCGGCTGAAGGGCGAGACCGCTGCCGTCGCCGCGCAGATGAAGACCACGACCTCGCAGGTTACGTCGACTGGTAAGGCAATGAGGGATGCCGGGGCCGGGACGCAAATCGCTGGGGATCGTGCGGCCAAGGCCGCCATCGGGTTTGCCGCGGTGGGGCAGTCTATCGCCCGTACAGGATCGCTGACCGCGGACGCCGGGACGCGCATCATCGAGGCCGGTTCGCAGATTGCCACGATGTTCGGGCCTGGCGGACTTGTGGTTGCCGCGTTGTTGTCTGCTGGCGTGGCGATTTCGATGCGGATGAAGCAAGCCAGAGACGAAATCGAACAAACAAAGAAGTCGTTCGACGAACTGGCAGACGTGGGCAATGTGGCCGGGCTGAAAAAGCAGCTTGCTGAACTGACAGTTGGTCGTCCAAGCCAAAACTACCAAGACGGCATTATCGCGCTGTCTACCGAACTGGCAAAGTTGAAGGACAAATACCAAGGCGTGGTATTTGGTCTTGACGGTTTGACTGCGGCATCGCGTCGTCAGATTTTGATGAATGCCGATTTGTCGCGGCAAGAAAAAGACGACCTGATTCGCATCGGTGAACTCAATAGCAAGATTCTGG